CCTGAATTACCTACTTCTACTACTGAGAAAGAAGAACCACAACTCCCAGATGCAGACATTGTTTATTCAGAATTTGGAAATTTTTTAGTAATTTCTGATTTATATGAAACTACATTAATAAAGATACAATAACATAATAAGATGAGCAAAGGAAAAATAAAATGGTCAGGGTATGAGTGGTTAACTCAAGAAAGGTTTGGACCAATCCACCCTAAAAAAAGTTTTAATTGGTATGACCCTTCGGCAATAGAAATAAGAGATGGTAAATTAATTTTAAAAACTCAATATAACCCAAAAACATTTACTATAGAAGGAGAAGAAATTGAAAGTCCTATTGGGATTGGATTAGTATCAAATACTACTAGACTTAAGTATGGTTATTTTGAAATAGAGGCAATGTTACCTACTGGTAAAAATCTATGGCCTGCGTTTTGGATGTGGGGATTTGATTCTTGGCCTCCTGAAATTGATGTTTTTGAAGCTTACAGCTCATCAAGATTAAAAACATACCTCCAAATTAACTTTCCTAAAATTTATAACTTTTGGAAAATAGAAACAAACTTTTATTATAACACTAGTGACAACCCTAAGAGTACAGGATCAGTAAAGAAATTTTTAGGTTTTAAAAACCCACAAAAGAATTTTATCAAATATGCTTGTCTTTGGGAAGAAGATAAAATTACTATCTTTTATGATGGTAAAAAAATAAGAGAATTGACTGATAAAAAGGTATTATCTCAAATTAATAGTACTGATATGAATGTAGTAATCAATACTAGTATGAGGGATGGTAAAAGAATATCTAAACAAGAAAATTCTGAATTTATTATTAATTACTTTAAACATTCTACTTTAGAGGATTACTATCAATTCTTATTAGAAAAATAAAAATATAATATGTCAGTTGAAATTATAGAAGAAAATGAGCTAATAGCAAACCGTAAAGCTCCAGGTGATAATTGGATTTTAGTAAATGATTCTGAAAAAGTATTATATACTTCACTTACAGATACTTTAGAAGCATTTTTCCATAAAACTGGTTTTAAAGGTGCTTATAGATTAGACCCACTTGATAGTAAACTTTATGCTATCCAAACACAAGAAGAAGAAATTCCTGTAGAACAACCTAAAGAATATGGAATCTACGGAGAAGTTAGTTTTAAGCAAGGAGCATAATTCTGCGATTACATTTGGAATCCCCAGAATTTGTTCGTATATTTAAGTTATGATAAATAAGCAACATTCACTCTTAGTTGAGAAGTTTAGACCCACAAATTTGAAAAATTATGTAGGGAATGAACATATTAAAAAAACAATTAATCAATATCTAGGAAATAATGATATTCAAAACCTTATCTTTTATGGGCCTGCAGGGACAGGAAAAACAACTCTTGCTAAACTCATTGTTAAAAACCTCGATTGTGATTATTTGTACATTAATGCTAGTGATGAAAGAGGTATCGAAACCATTAGGGATAAAGTTTCGGGGTTTGCTTCAACAGCTAGCTTTAAGCCACTTAAAGTGGTCATTTTGGATGAAGCTGATTTTCTTACTATCCAAGCGCAAGCTTCACTCCGTAATGTTATCGAAACGTTTTCTCGTACTACTAGGTTTATCTTAACTTGTAATTATGTAGAACGTATTATTGATCCTTTACAATCAAGGTGTCAAACACTTAAAGTAATACCACCATCAAAATCAGATGTTGCCAAGCATGTTGCATGGATTATGGAAGAAGAAGAGATATCTTTTGAAATCGAGGATTTAAAAACAGTTGTTAATCAATTTTATCCTGATTTACGTAAATGTCTCAACACCATTCAACTATCAACGCAGGATAGCCGTTTAACAATTGATAAAACGGTGTTAGTGTCATCTAATTACATGGTTCAGGTGATAAAAGAATTAAAAAATGCTAAACCAAGTTGGAAAAATATAAGACAAACAATAGCTAATTCAGGTAGTCAAGATTTTGAAGAACTATTTAGATACCTTTATGATAATGCTTCAGTATATGCTGAAGGAAGTGAAGGAATGGTTGCAATTTATATTAATGAGTATAGTTATCAAGCTAACTTTAGAATAGATAAAGAAATTAATTGTTTAGCATTAATAGCAAAATTAATAGAATTAAAATGAAAACATTTTTATCTTTCCTTTTAATTTGGATAAGCCAAAATTTAGCCATACCTTTTTGGATGGTTGGACACGTCCATTTATCTTTAAACGTTTATCAAGACATGCACGAATTAATCGCTAGTGTAGGTATGAATATTTTAGTAGCGATTGGATTTTTCTTAGATTATAAACAAAATAAAAAATAAAAAAAAATTATGAATCCACAACAACAACAACCCAAATTGAATATCGATTTGAAAAACACAAAGTCGATTGAAACACCTGAGGGAAATAAGATTTTCCAACAAGGTGTACTTCTTAGATCTGTTTCTAAATTTGTAGTAGGAGCTGAAGAAGATGCTGTTTTACCAGTACCTGTATTTTATGATCCTCAAACAGGAAAAATCTTAGAAAGCACTATACCTGCTGAACTAAGAGAAGAGTACGAAAATGATGTTATATAGTGGCTAAAGCTGATATACAAAATACTTTTGGATGGTTGGATGAGATAACTGTAAAGAAATCTCATCCAGATTCCTTCTCTCAAAAATCTTGGGATAATTGGAATAGCTATATGGTACATAGATGGGTTTCGCAAAACCCTAGTTACATAGATATTGTTAATTATGTCCAAAAAATGAATCCCCAAGGTAAAAAAGAAATTTATTCTGTTTATCGTGAACTGATCCCACGAAAAAAACAATGGAATAAGTATATTAAAAACGAAAATAAGAAAAATTATCAAGATTTATCTGAGTACTTAGTTAAATACTATCAATGTTCAGTTAAAGAAACTTATAATTATATTGATATTTTAGGAAAAGATGGAGTAAGATCTATCTTAACTGATATGGGATTAGAAAAAAAAGAAATAATTAAATTATTCAAAAAAGCAAAATTATGAACCATTTGATAGATATGCTTCAAAAATCAGCAGAAGCTGATAAATCAAAAGCATTATTAACTTTGGAATTATTATCAAATCATCCTGCTGGTATTGGAGATCATTCAACAGATGATTTCTATAAAAATGCAGAGGAAGCAGTTGTTATGTTAGCTGAAGCTGATGATAGATTAGAAGCAATTGAAAAATATTTAATTAAGAAAAAAGTTATATAAGTGAAAAAAGCTGCAGTAACAGGAGGAGCTGGTTTTATAGGTTCAAATATGGTAGATTACCTAATAGAAAAAGGTATTGAAGTAACTATACTTGATAATTTTAGTACTGGAAAAAGGAAAAATTGTAATCCAAAAGCAACTATATGTGAAATAGACCTAACAATAGATGATTTAGAACCTCATCTAGAGGATATTGATGTAGTATTTCATTTTGCAGCTTTAGCTAGAGTACAACCTTCAATTAAAGATCCATTAACTTTTAATAAACATAATATTGATGGTACCTTAAGATTATTGATGGCTTGCCATTCAAAAGGAGTTAAAAGAGTAGTATACAGTGCTAGTAGTTCTTGTTATGGTAATGTTTCAACATTCCCCACTCCTGAAACTCACCCTACAAATCCATTATCTCCTTATGGGTTGCAAAAATATGTGGGAGAACAATATTGTAAAATGTTTAGTGAAGTATACGATTTAGATACTTGTTCCTTAAGATATTTTAATGTGTATGGAGAAAAAATGAGTTTAGAAGGGGCTTATTGTTTAGCTATGGGGATATTTGCAAAACAAATGTTAGATGGTAAACCTTTAACTATTACAAATGATGGCAATCAACGTAGAGATTTCACATATGTTAGGGATGTTGTTGAAGCTAATTTTTTAGCAGCTACCCACCCTAATGATTTAAAGGGAGAATCTTTTAATATTGGAAATGGAAATAATTTTTCGATAAACGAAATAGCAGATATGTTAGGAGGTGTAAAAACTTATGGGGAAAAAAGATTAGAACCATTTCAAACACTAGCAGATAATAGTAAGGCTAAAAATATACTAGGTTGGAATCCTAAAGGAAATATACAATCTTGGATTAAAAAATAT